CTGTCCATTGAAACTTAGCCATCTGTCGTCTCCGTCTTGTGGGGCGCTGCCCCGTTGTTGTTGAAGCCACATTGCCAACGTCCGTCCTATGCGTCAAGCATGAAAATATGCTTGCAGCATTTTATTTTGACCCCTATGGGCAGCGCATGAGCAAAATCATGACCCATGCAATGCGCGCCGCTGGCCTAAATGATGTCACGCTGGCCGCGCTAATCGGCTGTTCGCAGTCGCATATCAACCGGATTCGTAATGGCAAAATGGTGCCGCGACGGGTGATGGCCAACGCCATTGAACGCGCTTTGAGCGTTCAGGGCTTGGCCGATGAACTAACCAAAAAAGAGAGGGACAACGCATGACGCTAAAAAATTGGACGCCGGACGAAGATGCGATTCTGACACGCATGATGCAGGCTGGTGACACCTACGCACAGGTCACAGCCGCTTTGCCGGGCCGAAATATTTCGGCGATCAAATGCCGCGCCTATCGGCTGAATTGCAGCAATACCCGCGTTGATGGGCGCTGGTATGGCAAAGCCGACGCCACGCTGCGGCAAATGTGGTCTGATGGCGCTACCATTATGGAGATTGCGGATCGGCTTGGCGTGGCCCACACATCGGTTCGCCGCCGTATTGAACGCATCAATCTGCCGCCGCGCAAGTCAGCGATTCGCGCAATCGGCACCGGCTGGGCGGCCAATGATCTGGCTATTGAGCGCAGCGCCAGGCAGGCCACGGCGGAATTTGAGCGGCATTTTCGCACCGTAGCGGCCAAGCGCGGTTGGCGCGTCTGGCAATATGCGGCATAACATTTTGGCGGCGGGCCTTAAAAACCCGCCGCTTTTATGTGCGCTTCAATCTGGCGCTTGGCATCGTCTGCACCATAGCAAACCAACACCGTCTGGCCGATTGATGCTAGGTAAAGGTGCCAGCTTTTTTGGTCTGGCGACAAGCGCCCGCCCTGTGATCGCTTCATTTCCACCCACAAGCCCCAGCCAGGCACAAATAGATCGGGAACGCCACGGCTAACGCCTTCGGCCTTTAGCTTGGCCGCAGTGGCGCGGGATCGCCAGCCGCCATTTGGAATCGCAAATATGCGAACATCGGAAAACTTGCGGCGGAACCAGAACACAATCTCGCGCTGTTCTTCATGCTCTGTCAGTAGTGGCTGCGCCCGCTCCTTCAAAACGGCACTTCCCGACTTTGCACATCGTATGGATCGTGTTCCTTCCAATCCCGACATGCGTTTGGCGTTTCCTGAAATTGATGCGGAGGCGTTGCGGCGTGTGTGTGGCAATGGTTCGTTTCCCTGTGGAAATAGTTGCAGTCCCAGCACAGCTTAGGCCGGGCATTTTCCCAGTCAATCAATGCGGCTGGCTTTGTTGCCATACTCATAGCCATGTCCTTCCGATTATGCGATAATATTTGCCATCGCGTTTATATGTTATGCCGGTTGGCGGCTTGCCACCGCTTAGGATCGCCGCAAAACCGTCTAGCGTCATGCTAGGCTTAAGCGCAACGCCGGCATTGTTGGCGATGATGTTCAGCGTAAATACTGCCTTCTCCCCGGCATAACCTTCGTGCGTCACGGTCAAATATTCTTTGACGCCAGGATCGGACAATGCACCGTAATAGGTAACTTCGAGCATATCCTTGCCGCTGGTTTTGCTGGTGTGTTTGCGCCAGCGCCATGACGTGACAGGCATTTTGGATGGCGCAAATCCCATAATATCGTCGTTGTGCAGCCAGTAGGTTTTAGGCTCTGGCGCGGGAAACTCTGAGCCGCAAGCCGGGCAGATTTTTACGCTGGGATGGCATAGCTCATCGCAAAACTCGCACACTTTCACAGGCGCTTCACCGTCGCCTTTGCCGGCTTTGGTTGGCGGTTGCACAGCAGTGATCGGGCCGTGTGTAGCTACAACGCCGGCAAAATCCAGAACAAGGCAATCAGCCTTGCCAGGCGCAACGCGAAGCCCGCGCCCAGCCATCTGCACATAGAGTGCCGGTGACATGGTGGGCCGCAGCATGGCAATTAGATCAATGGCCGGAAAGTCAAAGCCGGTGGTCAAGACTTGGGCATTGGTCAAAGCCTGAATGCGCCCAGCCTTAAAGTCGCCGATCATCCGTTCGCGTTCCGCCTTTGGCGTTGCGCCCGTCACACAATCGGCGATGATGCCGCGTTCGTTTAGCAGATCGGCGATGTGCTGGGCATGGTCAACGCCAGTGCAAAACATCAGCCAATGTTTACGATCCGCGCCAAGCGCCATGATTTCAGCCACAACGGCGGCGTTGTTGTCCTCGGTATCAACCGCTGCCTGTAGCTCGCTTTCGATAAATTCACCGCCGCGTTTGTGGACGCCATCTAGGTCAAAGCGGGCCTTCGTCACCTTGCTGCGAAGCGTGGTTAGAAAGCCTTTGTAAACCAGTTCTTCAATCGTCACCGGATCAATTAGCCCATCGAACAGCGCCGGCTTGTCAGTGATCAAGCCGTGGCCTAGGCGGTAAGGCGTGGCTGTCAACCCGATAACACGCAAGGCCGGATTGATGGCCAGCAAAGCGGTTAGCAAGCCGCGATAACCGCCCTCATCCTTGTGGCTGACAAGGTGGCATTCGTCGATAATGACAAGATCGACATGACCTAGCAGCCGCGCCTTTTCGCGCACCGATTGGATGCCTGCAAACGTGATCGGCTCCCCAAGCTGGCGCTTGCCAATGCTGGCGCTATATATGCCCAGCGGTGCGCCAGGCCAATGCTCCCGCATCTTGGCGGCGTTTTGTTCGATCAATTCCTTCTGATGGGTAAGCATCAGCACCCGCGTTTCCGGCCAGTTTTGCAGCCCCTCTTTGCAAAGTGTAGCTACAATGTGGCTCTTGCCAGCGCCGGTTGGCATGACAAGGCAAGGATGCCCATCGTTTGAACGAAGCCAATCGTAAAGATCGTCAATGGCGCGGCGCTGGTAATCACGAAGCATAATTACACCCGATCCGGCTTAGGATATGGCAACGCTTCCCAATCATATTGTGCGGCTATTTTCGGCCAGCGCATCTTTAAGGGAAAAATATAAAGATGTTTTTGAGTGCTTTTCCCTATCGTCAAATTTGGCATTAGACGCATAACAACATCTTGCCTTGCTGTCCCAAGTTTGGCGCTAACCGTTCTTTTGTGAACAGGATTGTTGTTTTCGTCGACAAACTCATTTTGAGATTTGTTAAGGCCAACATATTTCCAATTTGTCGCCTGATATATGCCGCCATGATGATTTTGGCCTGTGTCAGCATATGAAAACGCAAATTCACAATCTGTGTTTTTTTTCATCCACTGCAAGCCAAACGCAACTAGCTGTGAAATAAAGCCATTATAATCAGGATGTCGCACAAGCCTTGTAAGTTCTAGGGCTGTTGCCGGCATGTTTCGATTCGCACCAAATCCAAAAATGCACCCCGCAACTGGCCTGCCTGTATCACCAAACAGGCCGCCAGGCTCACGAACAGCAAAGCAATGTTGGATGGCGGATGGCATCCGTTTGGAATAATGAAAATCACGCACCAATGGCCAAATTTCATCAGGCGTTGCGCCCGTCATGACGTAATCAAGCATTACGCCTCCCCCTCAAACGCACTCGCCAAAGCCTGCACCGTCTCATTGATCAACTGGCGTGATGTCAGCCCGCCAACGCCATTCCGCAAGCGGCTTTGCCCAATCAGCCACGTCACAGACAAGCCATCGTCACTGCCTTCCATTTGCCACGGCACAAGGTCAGGATGAAAAACGTGGTCGTCACAGCCGGCATACTGAGCTTCTGGCGGGATCGCCATGTCCCACCGGGCGCAGTGCCAGGTGCTATCCTCTTTCGCCGTAGCGTGGGCGCATGTGCGGCAGTTCACTTCCTTCGTCGGCTGTGATTTGTGGCACATCGCCTTTGCCGGACACCATCCGCATTGATACCATGTCGGATCGGCGCTGATAGGGGGGGGCATCCTGTCGGCCAATGCGATGGCCCGGCCTTTGGCAATGGCGGCATCCGCCACGTCTTTGTCATACCGCACCCGTTCACAGTGCAGCCGATCATCGTCTTTGCAGACCGCCACATAAAGCGCCCGCGTCAAATCTAGCCCGGCCATGTAAACCTGCATCTGCACATAGTGCTGCCACTTGGACAGGCGCACACCTTTAGACGCCAGATCGTCAAAGCTCTTTTTTCCGTGAGTCTTAAACTCAAGCAGATGCTCTGTCTTGGGCGCTTCGGGAATGCCAAGGCCGATCCCGTCAATGCTGCCGCTAACATGCGCGCCAAAATCGACGCGGTTTTGCTGGCCGCGAACGGCGATTCCAATGGCTTCCAGATCGGCGATAATCGTCGCTTCCTCATTGTGGCCACGGCGGAACAAGCGCAGGATGCGGCCCTCAATTTCTTCCACAACAGCCCAGCGAAAAGACAGCCACAGCCACCGATCACAATGATGGCCTAGCAGGCTTGCGCCAAGGTGCGGTCGTGGCCGTTCACGCTTGGCAGCGTGGTGAGCATCTATCAGGCTTGCAACGGCGCTTTGATCGGCTATAATGACTTCCGGCAGCTTTGCCATGTTTGTCTCCTCCCGTGAACAACTTGGGGCTGGCTTATCACCAGCCCCATTTTTTGTTGTTACTTTGCCCAGGGCGGTTTGGCGCTAGATGCAGCCGGTGCAGCGGCAGCTTTGGCAACAGCCGGCGCAGGAAGCCCACCGCCAGCCAGAGCGCGATAACCGCCGACTTCGTTGCGGGCTTGGCTGTAGCCGCGCGCTACATCATCCGGCGACGGATGCTTGATCTTCACCTTGATCTGCAACTGACCACCAACAAGCTGGTCGCTATCTTCAAGGCGTGGCAGGCCGATGGCGCGCATGATCTCGCCAAGCTGTTGCCGGCCAATTTCTTCGGCCTTGGCAGACTGGTTGCGGATATTGATCGCCGTAAATATCACCCGGCCTTGATGTGTCGGCCCGGTGATGTCGAGGCGCAGATCAATTTTCGTGCCGGTACCTGACTTCGTCTGTCCGACTTCCGCCTTGGCGATCATGGCGCTGTAAAGCCCTTCCGGCAGCAATTCATATTCGCCGCTGTTGCCGGTGGGCAGTTCATCGGCTGCGAAACTTTCTCCGAGGTGAGCCATTGTTTTAATCCTTCCGTGTGATGGTAAAGCTAGGGCGGCCAGGCGTTGACGTGATAGCGTCAAGCAAGGGCGCTGTTATGTTTGCAGCGGCAGCTTTCCATGCCGTTGCGTTGATTTCCGGCTTCCACCGGAAAAGGCTGGGCAGATGATCGGCTAGGCCATGCTCTGCCGCCAGTGATTGCAGCTTGTCGGAATCAATCTTGCGATTGACGCGGCCAACCACTTTTACCGCATAGCCGTCACGGTCAAAGTTGCTAGTGCCGTCAAGATTGGCCGGCAAAGCCAACTCAACCGCCATTGCATCCTCTAGATCACGGCGCGTCTTAATGGCGGCTTCCTCAACTGCCTTGGCGTTTAGCCATTGCTGATAGATTGGCACGGTCACTGCATAGCCTCCATTGCAAGGACGTAGGCGGTCACGCTAAACAGCAAACAAGCAAATATGCTTCCCCATGCTGCATTGACGTGCCGATCACGAATGTTGCCATTGATCACCGGCAGAGCGCCGATGGCGAAGATTGCTTGTGCGATGGCTAGGGCGATTAGCATGGTGCGTTTCCAATCTTGGCAATGATCGCGCCAAGGTCTGGCGCTTCCCATGCGTCAAGCTTACCGCTGCGGTCTTTTGCGCTCCACACGCCATCTGATTGGCACATAAGGCCGCGATAGGCGTTGCCGTCGCTGTCACGCTCCACACGCAAAGCAAAGCATTCATCTACATAGTAAGGCAAACCTTGCGTTAGGCTTTTGCCCGGCATTGCCGGATTAAAAAGCAGCCTGCCCATCTCATCCTGTGACTTTTCAAGCTTGGCAGACATATAAACATGCTTGCCCGGCAGATCGCGGAAGGCGCGAATCATTTCCTGCATAGTGGTGTTTAATTCACCATAAGCGGCCCGCCCGTCTTTGTTACGTTTAAGTTCGTGCGCCAAAACAACCTCCGCAACCTCGCTAATGCTATCAAGCGCCACCGACTGAAACTGTGCAGCCTCCGCGCTATCTTTGCACCATGCGTAAGCATCCCGCAGTTGTTCCATGTTTGTCACTTCAATGTAGGGAATGTTAAAATCGGCAATGCTTAACAAACCCGCTTCGGCACTAATTGCAATGACGTTTGGCAGCGTCGGAATAAGGCAAGTTTTACCCGATCCAGCTTGACCGTAAACGATCAGTTTAACGCCATTGGCAGCACTAATGCCGCCAGTGCGTTTTAGGTTGATAGCCATGTCACTTTCTCCAACATCACCGTCGGACAATTCCGGTTGCGATGTGCTTGCATCCTAAACGATGGCGTGCTAACAATCAAGCCACAATGAGCAAAAAAAATATCAAATTGCGGGAAGCCAAGGCATCCGGACTAAAATTTTATGAGTCCGATGTCATATGCGGTGCCGGCCACGTTCCGCACATAAGGCGCGTTTGCACAAACGTGTGCGTTGCATGTGAACGAGCGCGCAACCGCACTCCACGCGTGATTGCATATAAAAAGGCACATTATCAAGCTAACAAAGAACGCAATCTTGCGCGGGCCAAAGAATGGTATGTGGCCAATCGAGAAAGCGCCATCAACAGAGCTTGTAAATATCAAAAAGCCAATTTGCCTAAACTAATTAAACAACGAGAAGCTAAAAAGCGCGAAAAGGCCAAAACTGATCCGCGCATTACTTTGCGGGCTAGAATAAAGGCCCAATTGCAAAAATCATTGCGTAATATAGGTGCGGAAAAAAGAGGTAGGTCAAGCTTGACTATTATAGGTTGCACATTGGAACAGTTAAAAAGCCATTTAGAGCGTCAGTTTGTGCGCGGCATGACATGGGACAATCGCAGCCTTTGGCATATTGACCACATTATCCCTCTTGCATCTGCGGAAACTGAGAAAGATGTTTTGAGGCTTTCACACTTTACGAACCTTCGTCCAATGTGGGCTATGGATAACATAAAAAAGAGCGACAATAGGGAGTTGCTGTTGTGACTGATGAAATTGCAATGATGCGCGCGGCGATGAGAGATATGAATATTAAAGCATTAGCGCGAAAAACCGGCTTAAGCCCGCACACTTTGTATCGTTTTATGCAAGGTAATCACACGTCAAATGTTGGAACAATTGCCGCGTTAAAAGCCTATTTTCAATCTGTGCAGCTCAAGGGTGTGGCAGCGTGAGTGACCTAACCAAAATCCTAGATGGCCCGTGGTCACCACCAGCCCAGCCGCAGTATGATCCACCAGAGGTGCAGCTTGCCGCCGCGATGGAACAGGCGGGCATCAGGCCACCGGCTAACATTAAACTTGATGGCAAACTGCACCGCTTTGACAGCTACACCAAAGGCAAGCCGGGCCATGACACATCGGGTTGGTATTGCGTGTTTCCCGATGGCGTTCCGGCTGGGCGGTTTGGGTGCTGGCGGGCGGCCATAGATAACGCATTCCGCGCAGACATTGGCCGCGAATTGACGATCCCAGAGCGCATGGCAGAGGCCAAAAGGTTGGCCGAAGCCGTCAAGGCGCGCGATGCCGCCAAGGCCAAAATTCAGGAAGCCGTGGCAGACGTGGCGGAGACCATCTGGGCCAGCCTTGCTGGTGCGCCTGATTGGCATCCGTATCTGGTGCGAAAAGGTGTCAGCCCCAACGGCGCGCGGGTGACAGGTGACGGGCGGCTGGCCTTGCCCATGTATGACCCAGCCGGGCATTTGGTCAGCCTGCAATACATCGACGGCGACGGCGGCAAACTCTACCACGCCAGCGGGCGGGCCACTGAGGCGCAATGGATCGTCGGCGATGACAACGGCGGCACCATCTACATAGCCGAAGGTTTCGCAACCGCAGCCACCATTGCAGAAGAAACCGGCCACGCTTGCGCCATCGCTTACAGCGCCAGCAATCTGCCAGCCGTGGCTAAATCGTTGCGGGAAAAGCGCGGCACCTTGGCCGACATCGTGGTCGTCGCAGATCATGACAAAGGCGGGATTGGATTTAAATATGCCGATCAAGCCGCCGCTAAGTATGGCGTTCGGGTGGTGCGGGTGCCGATTGAGGGCATGGACGCCAACGACTATAAGGCGGGCGGCCATGATCTGATGGCCCTGTTAAGCCCGGCAGTTGATAGCGGCTGGCTGGTGCCGGCTGACACATTCTGCACGGAACCCGCGCCGATCCGCTGGCTAGTCAAGCATTGGCTGCAAGAGCAAGCCTTGATCATGGTTCATGGCCCATCAGGCGGCGGGAAAACCTTTGTGGTGCTGGATTGGAGCCTCCACATCGCAGCCGGGCTAACAGAATGGCATGGCCACAAGGTCAAGCATGGCCCGGTGGTGTATCTGGCAGGGGAAGGGCATCATGGCTTGCGTTCCCGCGTTGCCGCATGGAAGCAACACAACAACGCCGGCAAACTGGATATGTGGGTGTCAAAAGCCGGCTGTGATCTAAACACGCCGGAAGGCTATCAAAAAGCGGTGGAGGCGATCCGTTCTCTGCCGAGCCCGCCAAGCCTAATCAATGTAGATACACTGCACCGCTTCCTTGCCGGCGATGAAAACAGCGCACAGGATGCAAAGACGATGATTGACGCTTGCGCTGGTCTGATGCGCGAGTTCAATTGCAGCGTTTGCCTAGTCCATCACACTGGCGTTTCAGACGAAGCCCAGCACCGGGCGCGTGGATCGTCCGCATGGAAGGGCGCGCTGGAAATTGAGATTTCCGTTGTCCCTGGCAAAAATGATGGGCCGATGCAGATCGTGCAGCGCAAGTCAAAAGATGCCGAGGAAGCCAAGCCGGTTTATGTGACGCTGCAATCAGTGCCGATTTCCGGCTGGTTTGATGAGGATGGCGAACAGGTCACAAGCGCAGTCTTGGCGGCTGCCGAAGCGCCAGCGGTGCCAGAAAGGCAGGGGCCAGAGAACAAGGCATTTACGGCATTCAAGGCGGCGTGGTGGGATAGCGGCGCGGAAAATCCAGACGGCTGCCCCTATATCAGCCGCAGCGCATGGCTGGCATATCTGGAAAAAAACTCACCCGGCAAGGCAGAGCGCACATTGCGTAATCGCATTGACCCAAGCCGCTCTGACAGCCTCACAGCGATACTCATTCACGCCGGAATCATGGAGCGGCATAGCGAAGGTTATCGCATCATTTCGGAAAATCATGCCGGCCAATTGAACCTGGCCAAGCAGTCAGACATGGCCCCTAATGGCCCCTAAACCGGCCCCTGGGGAAATAGGGGCCAAGGGGGCAAAAAGCCGCTTTTCCGGCCCCTCCCTGCCCCTATATTCCTTAAGGAATAGGGGCAGAGGGGCCAAGCGGTGCGGCATTAAATGAGGTGAGCAATGACAGATCACATAAATCCAAACCACTACCGCCAAGGCGATGTTGAATGCATAGACGCTCTGGCGGCTGCTACGGCGAACCTTTACGGCATTGAGGCCATCTGCACAGCCAACGCGATCAAATATCTTTGGCGCTGGCGTGAGAAGGGTGGCGCTACAGACTTGGGCAAGGCGAAGTGGTATATTGAACGGCTGATGCGCGAGGTGGTTGCTACATCACCGCAGATCACTTAAGGTGCGATCATGCCACGCAAGCGACCTTGGGCATGGGACAAGTTGAGGCTTCGCATATTGCAGGAAGAACCGCTTTGTCGCATATGCCTAGAGGTTGGTCGCGTTACTGCGGCAAGGGATGTGGATCATATTGTGCCAACGTCTAGAGGTGGTGCATTGCTTGATCCGATGAATTGCCGGCCATTGTGTGTGCCGTGTCACCAGGATGTGACGCGGGCGCAGATGGGACACAAAGCAAAGCCTGTGATCGGGCTTGACGGGTGGCCAATTTGACGGGGGCGGGCAAATTTATTGGAGGGCCAAGGCCGCAGGGCCGGTTGGGGGCCTCTTTTTTACCGCTAATACAAAAAACCGGAAGGTTTGCAGATGCCGCGTAGGCAACGAGTTGACAGCATCAAGGCGCATCAGGTGATTGCCGCTGAATCGGTGAAAACAATTGCGCCGCCAGCGCACTTGCCGCTTGAAATTGACGACATGCCATTTTGGAATAGCGTGTTGGGTGAGTTTGCGCGCAGCGAGTGGACGGCGCACCAGCTTGAACTGGCGGCGATGCTGGCCCGCACAATGTCAGACGTTGAACGCAACCAGCGGCTGCTGCGATCGGAAGGTGAAGTGGTTGTAACTGAGCGCGGGCAACCTGTGCCTAATCCGCGCTTGGCTGCCTTGCGTATGCAGATGACGAATGTGCTAGCCTATCGTCGATCGCTTGGCGTTCACGCGCGCGCGAAAGATGGGGAGGCGCGTGACGTTGGCAAGAGGCG